AGTTCTAATATTGATTCACCCTTAACTAAAATTGATCGTTCAACCTATCAAGCTTTTTCCAATAAAACAGCCACAGGTCAACCTACTCAATACTGGGTTCAAAGATTTATAGATAAAGTTAATATAACTTTATATTTAACTCCCGGTAGTTCTCAAGCAGGTGATACTCTTAATTATTACTATGTTAAAAGAATTCAAGATGTGGGAGCCTATACCAATGCTACTGATCTTCCGTATAGATTTATTCCTGCTATGATATCAGGTTTATCATTTATGTTATCACAAAAATATGCAATTGAAAGAACACAATCTTTAAAATTATTATACGAAGATGACCTAGCGAGGGCTTTAAAAGAAGATGGTTCTCCGACTAGTACTTATATTACACCAGCATCTTATTATCCAACGGCGAGTTAATTATGGCAAAATTTGCAACAGGAAAACATTCTTTAGCTATTTCAGATAGAAGTGGTCAAGCTTTTCCTTATTTGGAAATGGTAAAAGAATGGAACGGAGCCTGGGTTCATTTTTCAGAGTTTGAAAAAAAATCTCCACAACTTCAACCAAAACCTGTTAGTGCTGATCCTCAAGCTTTAAAACGTGCGAGACCCCAACGAACAGCTTTTTTTACACCAAGTGTTTTAAATAATAATCCTTTCGCAACAACGGGAAGTAGCGCAACCGTAACTGTTACAGAAGATAGACATGGAAGATCTACGGGAGACGCAGTAAGATTTTATGAAGTCAAAGAACGTGTAGGTGGAGTTGGCATTTCTATATTTGAATTAAATACGACATTGAATGGAACTATTACAAGTAGTGCTACAACTATTACATTAACAGACGCATCAGATTTTCCTACTTCTGGATATATTGTAATTGTTTCAACGGATGCTACAACAGGACTCTATACAAGTGAAACTATTCAATACACAGGCAAATCAACTAATGATTTAACAGGATGCACTCGAGGAACTTCAGCGCCTTCGTATGGAGAAACTCCAGCGACTACGACTGCTGTTGCTCATACAACAGGGGCCGCGATCTATGGTTCTTATTCCATTACTAAAGTCAATACGACTATTAATTATCCTGGACAACCTGCAACAGAAACAGTTAGTAATCAATTTACAGTTACATTGGTTAATAGTGCAACATCAACTGCCATAGGAGGAGGATATTTTGTTTTCGGTGGTCCCGTAAACGACAGACCATAATGGCTTACACTTTAACAAATTTACAAACTGATATTAGAAATTATACGGAGGTCGATAGCACGGTTCTGTCTGATTCTGTCGTTGCGACCTTAATTAAAAATGCTGAAAATAAAATTTACCGAGAAGCAGATAATGATGACAATAGATCTTATGATACTTCAAATTTGGTTATTGGAAATAGATACGTAACGATTCCTGCGGATCTTAGAATTATTAGATATATTCAATTAGCAAATACTAATGTTTCACCCACGGTTCAGGTGTTTTTAGAAAGTAAAGATCCTTCCTATATGGCTGAATATTATAATACACCCTCAACTTCTTCAGGATTACCTAGATATTATGCTAATTGGGATGCTAATTATTGGGTAGTAGCGCCTACTCCAGATGTTGGGTATGAAATTACGATGGCTTATGTTAAACAGCCCACTAGCTTAGTTACAGATACAGCAGGAACTTATCTATCTAATAAATATCAAGATTTACTTTTATATGGATGTCTGGTAAATGCATATGGGTACTTGAAAGGTCCGGCAGATATGCTACAATACTATACGCAGGCTTATCAAGTTGCGTTACAATCGTATGCGATCGAACAACAAGGTCGTAGACGTAGGGATGAATATCAAGATGGAGTTATTCGTACACCCCTTAAATCACCGTTTCCATCGACTTATTAAGGAGAAAAAATATGGCAAATATAATACCTTTTGCATTTCGTGGAGAGTTGTTCACTGGAACTCATGATTTTTCATCAGGAGGCGACAGTTTTAAATTAGCACTTTATACAGCTCAACCCTACACTACATCAAGTACTGCTTATACTGCGAGTAGTGAAGTAAGTGCTTCTGGAACAGCTTACACTACAACTGGCAATGCTTTAACAGGTAATGCAGTTGTTGCTTCAACACTCGTTGCATCTTGTGATTTTGATGATACGGAGTGGACATCGGCTACTTTTACAGCAGCCTATGGAGCAATTTACAATGATGATAAATCAGACAAGTTATGTGTAGCATTAGATTTTTCAGGAAATAAAACTTGTACCAATGGTACGTTTAAAATTACATTCCCGAGTCCATCAACAGCGGCGGATGCAATTATAAGCATGGCTTAAGGAGAAAAAAATGGCTTTGGTAATAAACGATAGGGTAAAGACAACCAGTACGGCGACCGGAAATAGTCAAACAACTTTTGCTATTTCTGCAACAGCTGCGACTGGTTTTGATACTTTTGCAGCAGGAATCGGAACTAGTAATACCACTTACTATACAATTTTTAATCAAGGAACGACTGAATGGGAAGTTGGTTTAGGTACTTTAAGCACAACAACAAATCTTCAAAGAACTACAATTATTTCTAGTTCTAATTCAGATAATGTTGTTGATTTTGCTTCGGGCACTAAAGATGTATTCTGCACTTTGCCAGCAAGCAAAGCTGTTTATTTAGATGCAAGTGGAAACCCAGTAGGAGCAGCGGGTCAAGGTTTTGCAATTGCAATGGCCGTCGCATTATAGGAAAAAATTATGGCACAAGATTTTAGAAACAGTTTAGTAAGAACAATTGGAACAGGTGATACTACTATTTTAACTGCTGGAGATTATGATGCAGTTATAGGAATTAGATGTTGTAATATTGTAGCAACAACTATTTTAGTTGATGTTAAAATTGCAAAAGGCGGAGCTGATTACTTTTTAGCAAAAGGAGTTAATATTCCACCTAATTCTGCAATTGAATTAATTCAAGGCGGAGCTAAGATTGTTCTTGAGAGTGGTGATGTATTAGAAGCAGTTAGTGATACCGCCAGTTCACTAGATGTTGTTATGTCTTACATCGATACAATTAGTTCTTAGGAGGAATTATGACGGCAACAATAAATGGCATCCAATACATTGGAGGACAATATTCTCCAGATGACTTTATAAAAAATCAAGCGGCAACAATTGAGGGAACGCAAACTGTTGAAAACGGAGTTTTAGCAGGACCTATTGTTATACCAGGTACAATTATAGTAACAGGAACGTTGGTAGTAGTTTAATGAGCAAAATAGAAGTCAATACTATTGAACCACAATGCGGAACTACATTAACGGTTGGAGCTGCAGGCACAACAGTTGCTGTTCCAAGTAATGTAGTTAAATCAAATGCCTTACAAGCTTCAGATGCTGGTAACATTATTAGTCAATCAGGAACAACAATTACATTAGGGGCTTCAGGAGATTCAATTGCTTTAGCTAGCGGTGCAACTCAAACAGGATTTGGTAGAGAAGGTTCTGTTGATTGGGACACAGCAAGTATTAAAACAGCAGGATTTTCAGCAGTTTCAGGTAATGGATATTTTTGTAATACCAATGGTGGAATATTCACCATAACTTTACCAGCAGGTTCTGCAGGCAATATTGTTGCCTTTGCAGATTATACAAGAACTTTTAATACAAACAATTTAACAATAACTCCCAATGGTGCAGAAAAAATAGGGGGACAAGCTACAAGTGCAACATTAGATGTTGATGGTCAATCAGCAACTTTTGTTTATGTAGATGGGACAGAAGGTTGGATTAATGTTCAAGAAACTCAAACTTCACAAACAGGAACACCACCTTATATAGCGGCAACAGGTGGAACTCCAGCATGTGGTACAACTTGTGGTGATTACAAAGTTCATAAATTTACAGGACCAGGAACATTTTGTGTTAGTAAAATTGCTACTTGTTCTGCTGATAATGCAGTGGCTTATATGGTTGTTGCAGGAGCAGGTGGCGGTGGAGGCCAATATGTTGGTGGTGGAGGTGGAGCAGGAGGATTTAGAGAAGGATTTACAACTTCAATTACTCCTTATACGGCTTCTCCTTTAGCAGCTGCTTGTTCAGGCATAACTGTTACAGCTAGTCCTTATGTAATTGCTGTAGGTGGAGGTGGACCTGGTAATGCTGCAGGTGGTTCAACAAAATCTTGTAATGGATCAGATTCAAGTGGTTTAGGAATAACATCAACAGGTGGAGGTGCAGGAGGACAAGACCAGACTAGTGTGTCAGTAGGCAATGATGGAGGATCAGGAGGAGGGGCTAGTGCTTACTGTGGACAATTAACAGGAGGAAGTGGCGATACTCCT